GCCTAATTCACCACCTTCATAATCATCGTTTAAAATTATAGAACAACTTATCTTACGAACCGTGCCAGCTAGATGGGGTTCATTGGTAAAGTTAAGGTTTTTAGGACTTTCAAAAATAGGCATTCTAGCATGTGAGTGATCTTGGCCACCATCTATGTGCCACATGTAATGACCTTTATCTGTGCTTTTGTAACTGGTAAATTGAAATTGTTCAGCACCAGTAATTTTCCATTTTAAACCCATGTGATGATTAGCGACAATCATTTGGTTAGAGTTGTGTTGATGTAAATGTGGATCGTCAAAGAAGCACACGCCCGAAGTACGCACCTCTCGTTTTGTCGTCATGGCTGCTTCTGTATTTTGTTTCCTTTCTTGATGTTTTCCGTCGTATGTTTTGTCTTTATATGTTTCAATTATTAGATCTGCATATTTTTGAGTTATACAATTGTGCACTACGTACACCGGTGCTTTTGTAACTGGACACCTCCAACCTGTAGTCGTCATGATTTTTTACCTTGTCCTCTATATCTTTTAAAGTTACGTCGTTTATGTTTATTCTTCGGTCGTGACCTGACGCTTTGCCCAATCGAAGTTCTTTTTTTAGGACCAGCAATGTGGTCAGAATATAGTTTAGCTTTCTTTGCCAACTGTATACTCTCCTTCTATCAATACCTTATTGTCTTCGTATATTTTTTTCATTTTACTTTCTAGTTCTTCAATACTTAAGTCCTCTATCTTACCAGTCAAACTTATTTTCTGTTCGATGTAGAGTCCTGCTGCTTTTCCTCGTGCAACCTCAGCGTTGGCCGCAGCACTAAATGCACCCTTTGATAAGGCTTGCTCCCTAATCCTACCAAGTTCAGTAATGTGTCTTTCAAACGTGACCTCATATTTTTTCTGCATTTCGGCACGAAGCTCACCGATATATTTGGCGACGAGGGGGAATTTATTCGGATTTCGTAGTTCTGAAGCCCGTACGTGCGCAGAACCTTCTGCATAGCCTGACTCAATAGCGCATTCTGTTGGTGTTTTACGTCCTTCATTGTATACCAATAATTCTGCAAATTTCTTTTGCTGTTCTGATAATTGTTTGGGAACTCCCATATTGTAAATATAAGTAAATTTACTTGTGATTACAAGTTATTTTATTATCTTGTCACAATGCTTGACGCCTGTCTGATCTGTTGTCATCAAACATTTTTCTAAACTGCATGTGTATTGTACTTGGTCGCCAGAGTTCCTCTCTGCTATGCGCTTAGCTGAAAGGCATGAACTCAAATTATCCTGGTGGTACCAACCTTCTATGGTTTTGTTTCCGCCATCGTAGACGTACAAACTAAGTATGATAACTGTTTCAATGATCCCCATTCTTTCTTTCCTCTAAGTCTATTAGTCTCTCTTCATGAAATTGTATGACCATGTCGTTTTTTAATATCATAGGTATTTCTGCTTCCATTTGTTCTTTAAGCTTCTCTACGTTGCCACTTAGATATTCCACGAGCATGTAGAGCTCCTGAACTTGTGGACTGACCATGTCGCCTTTGGGGACACCGTCAATAAAAGCATTAGCAGCTTCTAAATCTTTGTGCATTAGTCTTATATCTGACTCTATACTATTAAGACGCTCAATAATTGTAAAATAAGACATAGTGCCGATCGCTACAGCTGCAAGTATAGCAAGTAAGTTACGCGCCGGTAACGAAATAGAAGTGTTGTCTGATAGTTTCATTACAATAGTGGGTTAGACATCTCAGCTTTAAGCTCTTCTATCTTTGCATCAAGAAACTTTATAGCTGCGTCATTTATTTTAACATCAGCTTTGACTCCCTCGATTGCTTTGATAACGTCTTCTATTTTTTGATTGATACCAGATAGGTCTACAGTCTCATTGACTACAAACTCTTTGTTTTCTAACTGTGCGATACGATTGTTGAACTCACCGAAGGCTGCAAATCCCGCCCCGATTCCTCCAATAACTCCTAAAAGTGCAGCGTAAGAAGATAGTTTACTGAACATTTCTTGCATTTAATAACTCCATAAGATTTCTGTATGCATCGCTGGTGTTCTTCTTGTACTCTTGCATCTTTATCTGATGCTTTACTACAGGATCTGTACCTGCAATGCTTGCTTGCGTAGCATATATGGTTTTGTCGTAGCTTGCAAGACTGGCTTGTAAGAAGAAATCAGGATCACCGCCAGGTATTTGGCGTGTATCAAACAAAGCAGCATTTGTGTCAAAATAGCTAGAAATATCAGCTTGTGTAGATGTCATCTCACGAGACACTAGCTCATTAATTACATCAAGTGTTACACTGACTCTTTGCATTTCGTTTTTAATCTTGCCCTGTATAGCTTTTTCTATAGCTGCAACTTTTATATCTAGATCAACTTCCACGCTTTCGTTAGATTGCTCTGGTTCTGTTGTTTCTGCAACTTCTGTAGGTCCTGCTTCAACTGGTTCCTCGACTGCCTCTTCTTGTTCGGCAATCTCTTCTGTCGGTGTTGGTTCGTCTGCAACAACTTCTTCGCTACTGGGTTGCTCTTCAATTTGCTCATCTACTATCTCCTCTTGCACTGGCTCTGGTTCTTCTTTTATTTCTTCCATTGCCGGCTGTTCTTCAATTACTTCTGGTTCTTCCTGGACCATAGCGACTTCTTGTATTTCTTCAATTGGTTCTGGCTCTGGATCAGGCATTGGTTCAGGTTCTGTTTCCATAACAAACTCTTCAAAGACCTCTTCAATAAATTCTTCTTGCATCTCTTCAGTAAATTCTTCTGCAAACATCTCCTCCAAAACTATATCTTCCATGTACACCTCCTCCATCGGAGGCAGTTCTTCAAATATTTCTAGTGGTGGTAGTTCATCAAATAATTCTACATTAGAATCATTCCAATCTAGCTCTTCAATAACGACAACATCCATTGGAATGTATTCTTCCACGATAACGTCTTGGTAATAGTCATCTTCAAAAAAAAATTCATCCATCGCAATTATGTTAAACTCTTCTACAATCTCTATCTCTTCTTCAAACACAGGATTGAATGTGTATTCAATCTCTGGCGGTGGCTCCATAAATATATCTTCTGGTATTGTAAACTCTATCATTTCAAATTGTTCTAACTGTTCTTGCACATCTTCTATCTCATCTTGACCAGGACAAGTTGGTGGGTTCTTTTGCCAACAGTATTCTATCGTAGTAACTGTAGTAGAACTAAGTGCCGTATAATCTATGACCGCTGTAGGGTCTCGCACATCGACACCTGCATGGCCTCCATTATACCCTGCTTGATTGTCGTTTATGATATCAAAATCAAACCTATAGGTTGCAGTGCCGTGCGTCATGTCAGGATCAGGATTCATTATTAAAACATTACCGTACGGATTAACTTCATAACTAGAATTAGTTGTATCTTCAAATGTTGTGCTTTGTGTTGTGGTGTCGATACCATTACTAATAGATTGAGTCATAGTGACAGTGGACTCAACATTATTCCACCATCTTATTTGTGCACCAAAAGTAGAAGTAAACCCTTGTTGTAGTTCTTGTAATGTAACATAGTCTTCAGAGTTCAGTATAGTCTCTGCATACTTGCCGTCTTTACCAGTCAACCAAGTATTTTCGTTTATGTCAGAAGAGTCCGGAAACATGTCACCTACCCAGCTGCCATCAATCCAATCTTGAGATATTAGATTGTTCGTGGTTACGGGATTACCTGTAGTAACAGTTGTAATAGTTGTAGTATCGCCTACGTTGGGAGTGTCAGGAATAATAACTACGTCGTTTGCACTACTCTTTATTGAGATTAATGCGATTGCCGTTGCCGTCAGTAATAATTTGTGCATTAGGATTAGCCTCTACTTCTTCTTTAATTGCAATTTGATTGTCAACTTTTTCCATATACCGTAGTGTTTTAGTATACTCTTCAAAATCTGGTCTTTCTTGCTCGTACTTGTTCCATTCTGCTAACGCTGCGTCACCAATTTGACCATTGAATGGACATGGAGTTCCGGCGTGAGCCATTGCAGAGAAGACCCTGTTGTCTTGACAAAGTATGGATACAGCTGCAACTTTCATGTTAAAGTCAAATAATAATTTGGATAGTTTCATGCGTTCACAATTAAGATCACGTTTTGTAATACCTATGCTGCCGCCTATTAATGGTTTTTGTATTCCTATACCAACGCCAACAGTACAAAGATCTTGAGACATAGCAGAGATACCAGGAGCAGATGCTGAAGGCACAGTCCTAGTGTCTCCTGTATAGGAGTTGTTATTGTTGGTTGTTGAGTTTGTCGTGGTTGTGTTCTGAGAAGATCCAGACTGATAGTTTGTTGTTGCTTCACTGTGGTATCCCCCTGTTATTGCTGTGTTGGTTGCTGATGTTCCTGTGGTGGATTGTGTGTTAGTTGTTGAGCCTGCACCAGTTACGTCTGCTGATACATTAACACATAAAAGCACTACCATTAGTAGTGTAGATAAACCTAAAAATAATCTTTGCATATTCCCCCCGGATTTTACGTTAACACTTCCACCTTCTTCTAGCTTGTCTTATTCTAGAGTTTGGATCGTTTCTTGTTTTTGTTGATGCCTTTTTTAACTGACCAGCAGACCTAGCGCAATAAGATTTTCTTCTTTTTGCTGCCTTACTGCCTTTTTTAACTTTACCTGTTACGGCTGTTTTAAGTTTGCTACCAGGATTAGCACGGCGATAAGCTTTTACACCTTTCGCTGTCATACCTGCACCACTTTTGGTTGGACGATAGTTTGCGCCCTTACCAGTAGTGGTCTTAGGTATTTGCCCCCTGGTCGTAGCCATTAGCTAGACTTCTTTTTTTTCTTCTTAATTGGTTTCTTTGCAGTTTTAGCAGATGCTTTTAGAGCTTTGTCAGTAACAGTTCCCTTACCTGGTTTACTAGTACCTCTTTTTTTAGCTCGGTTCATATAATAATATAAACCTTTCTTTGCAGTCCTGCCGTCTTTAGTTACATGTGTATCTTTAGCCATTTACTTTTCCGCCTCTCTTCATGAAACCCATTTTGTCACGAACTTTTTTAGGTAGTTTTGCTAAGCCCGGATTTTTCTTGGCATCAACTTTTTTCTTACCTTTTTTCTTTTTCTTCATTTTCTTTTTCATTGTAGAGCCACCGTCTTTCATGCGTTTCTTCATGACACCGCCGCCGCCTCTTTTTAGCATTCTTTTTTTCATTCCCATCATGGTCTGTATCTCCTATAAGATTGTCGTTTTAAAACTGTACCCTCATAGTAGTCTGAAGGCCAGTGCTGATAATATCCAGTCTTTCGTAAATTGTCACTAGCTTTTTCTAG